AACACCAGCAAGACAGCAAGACCTACTAGCTGAGCGTGTTGGGCAAGTAGGGGGAGGCCGCAAGACTGGGCCAGCGATCCTGAACGTTTGGCAGGCGAATGACTAGTCGCTGCTTGAGAGCTGAATCAACGTCACTCGTAACCGGGTGAACTTAGACGGTTGGCCACCAGAAACGGCCTGTGGTGGGTACCCGAGATAAGGCACCAGACGATACACGCTGGTCACCTGTACGCGGCTCACCGAGAATGATTCACTCTTCTTCCCTAGGGTCGAGCAGGTCTAGTACCTGCTCGGCTCAGATCACAGCGTCTTGAACGTTGGGTCTGAGTCAACGACAAGGGAGGAAGAAAGTGCAGATCACTGACATTGACGTTGTCGCCTACCCTGAGTTCACCGTCAAGATGGATGGCTTGACCATCCAGGTGAACAAGTCTGGTGGCGGAACCGTCGGTCGTGAGTACAAGGGTGAAGTGTGGGAGTTCGCCATCTTCGATGACAACTCCGGCATGCCTGCCATGATCTGTGAGTCCCT